GGTAGGTCTCCGGTCGCCCCAACTACAGGCGGGTCAGCAGCTTCAAAGACTAATCGTGTGCGTATGACGCAAGAACAACTTCGCATGGCTAGGGAACTTGGAATAAACGATGAACGTGGTCTCAAAAAATATGAAGCCGAAATTCGCCGTCAACAGAGGGATCAATAGTTATGTCTGAGAAAAGAAATGTTCGTGCAGAGCAATCACGATCTTCCATGCGGGATGACGAAGTTCGTCCAGAAGCAGCATGGAAACCACCATCACTTTTGGACGCACCAGAAGCCCGTCCCGGCTATGTCCAAAGGTGGGTCGCAACATCCATCCAAGGCAAGGATACACCTGACAATGTCTATAAACGTATGCGGGAAGGATGGGAGCCGCGCTCTGCTGAAACTGTGAAAAGTAAGTTGTTTCCGACTATCAATCACGGACAGTGGACAGGATCAATCGGAATTGAGGGTATGCTCCTCTGCGAAATGCCAAAGGAACGTCACGCTTCCATGAAAGCGTACTACCTTAACAAGAGCGATGAGCAAAATGAATCAGTTGTGGGTGAGCTTGATGCGCTTGGGCGGCAAAGTGGATTACCGATCCATCAGGATCGACAGTCTGAAACAAGTCGCGGCAGAACACTTTCTGCCATGAGCGATTAAAACTTTACGCTATAGGAGCGAAAAATGGCAAATGTAGACGCCGCATTTGGGTTCGTCCCAACTCGTCACATGAGCGGTAACATACCTCGCACGAATAGATACACATGCGCCAGTGGACTGGCTGAGAACATCTTCAAGGGTGATCTTTGTGTATTGATTAGTACAGGCTTGATAACCCCTCACACTGCAACAGAAACTAATAACATTGGTGTGTTTGATGGGGTATCGTATACCGCAGCAGACGGGTCATATGTTTACAGTGAGTATTGGCCGTCAGGCACAGTAGCCACTGACATCATTCTGTACATCTACGACGATCCAATGATTGTGTATAAAGCACAGTCTGCGGGAACTCCCGCTCAGACAAATATCGGCAACTGTGCTGATGTTGTCGCTGGGGCAGGATCAACTGTAACAGGCCAATCTGGTTTTGAATTGAGCGGAACAATGGCTGCAAGTGTTGCTACCTGCAAAATCATTGCGCGACATGACACTCCAGATAATGCCTTCGGCGCAAATGCAGTCTTGGAGGTGCTAGTTACTGAGCATGTCCTTGGTAGCAATGTCGCTGGTATATAAGGAGGGTATGAACAATGGCAATGAATAGAGCAAGTTTTGCGAAAACACTAGAGCCGGGTCTGAACACTCTCTTTGGACTTGAGTACGACCGCTATCCAGCAGAATACGAAGCTGTCTTTGAATCGAATACCTCGCAAAAGGCATACGAAGAAGATTTGCTTCTCAGTGGATTTGGCCTAGCGCCAACGAAAACTGAAGGTGGATCAGTATCCTACGACCAAGCAGGTCAGCAATGGACTGCGCGTTACCAGCACGAAACTGTCGCCTTGGCGTTCTCAATCACTGAGGAAGCTGAAGAGGATGGTCAGTATGGTAGCTTGGCGTCACGGTACACCAAGGCACTGGCACGGTCGATGGCATCGACCAAAGAAATCAAGGCTGCAAACGTCTTGAATAACGCACAGACCGCTGGTGTAAATGGTGGTGACGGCGTTGTATTGTTGAGTGCATCGCACCCAACACAGAACGGCATTCAGTCCAACGTGCTTGCCACGGCGGCTGATCTGTCCGAAACATCACTTGAGTCAATTCTTATCCAAATTTCGGATATGAAAGATGATCGTGGCCTTCGGATTGCAGCGCAGGGTACTCAGTTAATCATCCCAACTGCGTATCAGTTTGTTGCAGAGCGTCTGCTGGAAAGCCAGCTTCGCACGTACTGCCGACAACGACATTAATGCGATTAAGGCTGGTGGCTATCTGCCACAGGGCTATCACATTATGCGCCGTTTGACAGATGGCGATGCGTTCTTTGTTCAGACTGACGTGCCTGACGGACTGAAAATGTTCCAGCGTTCAGCCATGAAAAAAGGCATGGAAGGCGACTTCGAAACTGGAAACGTGCGCTATAAAGTACGAGAGCGTTACAGCTTTGGCGTCACCGACTGGCGTGGCGTGTTTGGCACCGAAGGCGG